TTGGGCAGGTATCACCATTCAAATCCTTCTGCTCCGGCGCCCTGCTCAATTGCCCGTCGCACAATGTCTGTTTCATCCGGTTCAGTGTTTCTTCCAGGTTTCCCAACTGTTACATCTCCTCTCAGATAATCTTCAAATGGTGTGTTAGGCCCCAGGAATGTGGCTCCCTGTTTGATATATCTTTGTTCGGTCTTGTTCTTCCGGCACTCCTCTGCGTATCTTTTAACTGCTGTCATCAGCTCGTCCTCTGAAAAACCATTATTAAGCCTTGCCAAATATTGCTTATATGCCATAGCTTTCTCTTTTTTTCTCGGGTACGCATCCCAGAGTGCTTCAAACGCACACGTATATGTTTTTTTATCATTAACATTTACATTATCATTATCATTAACACTATCATTATCAGGTTTTTTTGCTTTATCTTGCTTTTCAGAAAAACCATTTGCTTTTTTTGCTTTATCTTGCTTTTCAGAAAAACCATTTGCTTTTTTTGCTTTACTTTGCTTTTCGGAAGAACCATCTGCTTTTGGTCTTCCTCCAAGTTTTCCAGCCTCCTTACGCTTCTCAACGGTCTGCCTGTATTTCTCCATATCCCTGTCCATTGTAGCCTTTATAAAGCTGAATGCCATCTTAGTCATTCCGTCCATATCAGGAAGCTCTTTTTCAGACGCATATGCCATAATGGAAGTGAATAAGATCCCACGCTGCTCCATTGTAAGTAGCTCGACCTGCTCCATATAATCTGTATAGATTACAAAGCTATTCTTCACCTCCACCACCTGCCTCTATCAATGTCACTTCGATTCTCGGATTATGTTTGTCTACATGGAACTCATCCGAAAAGCCCTTTATGTACTGCCATCCGTCATTTTCTATCACCCTGCATTTCACCAGGGCGTCCTGTATGAACTTGTGGGCCACGGCAGCTATATTATCCAGGTCACGCCGTCTATTCGGCTCATAGAAGGAGTAATGGATAGTGATGGGGGATTTTATCGCCTGACGCTTTAAACTGGCTCTAATGGCATTCGAGACGAGCATTTGATACTCTTGCTTCATATCATTGCCGCAGCTATGCCCCCTGTGAAAACTCCTCTCTGCCTTCAGGTAATCGTTCAGCCCCGGCAGCTTCCCTTTGATCACGAATCTGTGTTGCATATTTGCCCTCCTTCCTCCTGTTCTCATAGGCCATATCCATCATATTTCCTTTTACAATCAAGTCGTGTGCTCTGGAATCATCCATTTTCCGGTATGCCTTATATTCCAGCGCATCCACCGGATCTGATGGTATTGGCCGGTAATAACCTGTATCACCGCAGATGATGCAATCTCCGTTTTTGTTCTCATGGTTTATCATCCTGCGCAGCGCTCTGTCTACTCGGTCCATTTCAGGCTGTTTGATATCAGGTCTATGTATTCCGTTTTTATGACCGTCTCCTATCCTTACAAAATAGGATTCTGCCGTTTTCTGTATTTCTTCTCTCGTCATTTGCCCTCCCTTCTCCCCGGCCGAAACCGGGGAAAATGGCGTGATATATAGCATGAACTGCTTAACGCGTATCCATTACAAGTAACATTCTCTGTATCTTTGTCGGAATTTCTCCCGTGCTTCGTCTTCTGTGTATCCCTCTGCAACTGCTCTTTTCTCATAGGCAATCTGTCCCAACATCTTACACAGCTTCATCGCCATTGGATTTTTATGCAGGCTCATAAGCGGCTCTGCCATTGTATGACAATTACTGCAGACCGGAAGAGTAAGTCCATCTTGATCAGCTCTCTTCCTGGCTGGTCCTATCAATAAGTGATGCGTCTCTGTTGTGGGTCTGCCACAGAAGGCGCAGAAATCTGTATATTTTGTCAGTATAGAATCCATTTACACCTCTCCTAACAATTCATCGGGCCATATTGGAGCCGTAAGCACTTTTGTATGCTTACAGTAATCACAAACATCACACCGTATTGGGTCAATCTCTCCGATTTTAAGCATCAATATTTTATCCGTATTGCTCTTAACCTCTACTATCCTTTCGTTTATCCACTCCTGCGGCACCTGGATGATCTCTATATCGGTCTCTTTTTCCTTCGATGCAGCTGCTATGTAAAACGGCAGCCGCTCACCAGTATTGACATATACGATTTCCTGATACACCGCAGCCTGGATGTCATATCCCCAGTATCTAACAAAATCCATCATTCCAAAGTCATGAGTGTAATGAGCCTTTCTTAATGACTGCATTACTTTCAGATCAACAATGCATTTCCCGGGGATATAGCTATCAAGTTTGGCCTTCCACTTTGCTCCGAACAGGTCCGCTGTGAATATCCTTTGCTTCTCTCCACTCATATATCGCATAAATAAGCGGTCCCTTTCGATTCGGTCTATAATATCGTCCGCTTTCCTGTATTCGCTCCTGAGTGTCCTCTTCTTTGTAAATAGTTCTGGGGTTTCTGTTTTGAACTGTTCCAGAGTGCCCTCAAAATATGAATCTACATAGGAACCAACCAGGAGAGGTATCGTCTTCTCTTCTTCCCATTCGCCCTTCATCTTTGCCAGGGCCATTTCCTCGCACGCTGGCTTACCGAGCGTCCCGCAAAAGTCCTTGTACTGGCTTACAGATATGTATTCACGGTTGGCTTCAACACTGTAATAATTTTCTGCGGTCAGCTTCATTTGAACACTTCCTCCGCTTCTTCCATAACATCCGTTGGTATGTCAAAAGGGTTATCTGTCCTATCACGCTCTTCCTTGGACATATCTTCCGCTTCTCCCTCTACATATACCCCCATTAAAGCGTTAGGGATGTAAACACGTGCGAAAAATGCGGCTGCTCTGTATGCAAGCATTTGCTCTGGTATGGTCTTCCACTTGCTTCCGTTTTTGTTATACCAGTCTTCTGCTTTTGCCATACCGATTGTGACCTCAGTCCCCTTTACAATCTCACCTGTGTCTCGGTACTCTGCCTGGATATAACACCCCCAGGAGTCTTCTCCCTTTGTCCCTGTATATACCGGGCGTACATTTTTAAATTCTCCACTGCCTCTGATCATGCTCATGCACGCCTGTCCACTCCACTGCGGTTTGCCTTTGACAACATACAAATTCTGCATCACCATCATGGGACTAACGCCCATTCGGTTTGCCATATCTACGGCTATGGTGCAGTCCATCGGCCTATTCTGATAAGTCTGGGGTACAAGGGCAGATGATGCGAACATCTTACCAATATCAAAAAGTTTTCTAAAACTGACTGTATCTGCAAAAGGATTTGCCACCTCATGTTTCTGTTCCTGTAAAACCATCTCTTCCATAATATCCTCCTAACATTTTCCATTGTTTATCCAGTTACCGGAATAAAACCATTCCACCAGCATCTCTCTGAACTCCTGTTTATCCTCTTCCGTACCGGACAAACACCGTTCAAGCGCATATGCATAAGCGTCTTCATCATTTACAACTGTGCCCTGCTCAGGGCCGATACCTTCGTAATACATTACCTTTTGACCTCCTCTATCCTCTCGTTGCCATTCACAATAGACAATTCTGCACCGCCTGAAAGGGCTATGCAGTAATCCGGGCACACTGTTACTGTTATATACGGTATGGGGTTTTCCGCAACATCCCGCATCATCTCATGGATAACCGGTCTGTATTTTTGTAAAATATCTTTCCCATCCATTGACATTTCCTCCTAGCATCCTCTATAATGAGGATGATTAGTTTTCTTTAGTCCCTGATTGCTTCCCGGCGCCAGGGGCTTTTTCTATTTCAAAACTCAAATTAAATAACTGCTCGATTTGTTTTCCAGTGAAGATATAATTACCATATCCTCCTATCCAGCCAACGAGCCAGCAGCGGATGCCATCACTGTTATATCCCTCGGTTTTGATTCGCTCTACTTCCTCTGCAGTATCAGAGCAAAATTTTTCAAATTCTGCTTTTCTCATGATTTTTCCTCCTTTCCAATTTTGCTGATGCTGAACACACTAAGTTGATGCGATGCCAGCTTATAGTCTTTATCTCTCTGGATTTTTGTGTCATACGCTTTGTGATGACTCCCGATATCGTTCTCCATATAGATGTGGAGGATATAGACGCCTGAATCGTTTCCGAGACAGTTCTTCTGATCTTCATAGCTTATGGCTTGGATTTTGTTTACATTAAAAATGTCATCGTTGATTCTGATAAAAACTGGTTCCATTGCTCTTTCTCCTTTCCTCCCAGTCCCGTGCCAGTTCAAAAGCCACTGACAGCAGGATAAATATAACTATGTAGCACATAACTGCCTGCGGTGCGTCCCGTGGCTGCCAAAATCCGGTTGATGCGGCAAGGGCAGTACAGATAGCTGCGTCTTTTATTGTGGCATAGTGCATTACATCACGCACCCCCTTTGCCTTGCCAGATCGGCCGCCCGGTTCTGTCGGATGAGATATTTCTGGAGCTCGTCCGTGTCAAACAAGGTTGGGCTTGTCTTGTTATTGGGATTGACCTTATATGCTACTCTTTGGCCTTCCTCTCTACTAATTCTGCGGAGCATTTTCTCCGGGAATCCCATTTGAACCAGCTCCTTTTGGTACATGATTTTCTTTGGAAATTCCATTGTTATGCCTCCTCTTGTTTTCTTACACTCTCCTGTCTATAATGTACTTACAGGCGTTGCAGCGCCGAGTACGAAAGAAAGGAGAATAACATGGCTGTATACATGATTACTTATGACCTTAATAGTAAGGGTCAGAATTATGAGGATGTTATCCAATCCATTAAAGATGCTTCCACTGGCGCTTGGTGTTCTTATTGGAAATCTTCATACCTTATAAAATCAAACCTTACTGTTCAACAGGTATCTGACAAAATCACCCCTCATTTAGATTCTAATGACCGGCTTATAGTTATTGAAACAAAGGCCAATTATCAAGGTTGGTTGTCGGAAAAGCAATGGAAATATATTCGTGAAAATATCTTTGGTTAAGGTTTGGCAGTTCCTCTTGATTTTTCTATATATTTTCCATTACTGTCTTCCTGTGCAAATTCACGGAACTCCAAGTTACATCTGATAGCTTGGAGTTCTTTTCTTATGGCTACCAGCTCCTGATAGATTTTTCTTAACATCGCCACTTCACCTCCTTCTACTCTTCCAAGAAATACTCAATTGGCACGCCGAAGTAATCGGCCAAAATTTTGAGCTTGTCAAATAGTTGCTGTCCGTACCTGCCCGAACTCGGCGTTTTCAAAAATCTTTAATTCGTTCATGTGTCCTCCTTATTCTTGCTATTTTCTGTTCCGTCTCCTATAATCTAAGTACAGGCCCCGCCAGGCCAAGTAAAACAGAAGGAGAATCATAATTGAAGTTTGACGTTCATCCTCCAAAGATTAACATTGAGATTCCAAAATATGGTGTTACAATGCCTAAATTTGATGTTCCTAAAATTGAACCTCCGGAACTATTATTTATGAAAACTAAATCAAGACTTCCGGGGTATGAAGATTCAGTTTTAGCAAAAATGGCTGATGATATAAAGTCATCTTACGAAAAACAATTAAATGAAATCTCAGCGACACTTAACGAACAGCTTGATATGGCAAAAGCAGAAACGGTTGCCGCTAAAAAAGAAGCTCTTATTTCAAAGATAATTGCCATCGTTTCTCTTATAGTTTCTGTTGCTATTGGAGTAGTCCAAATATTCTTATAAACAAAGATGTAACACTTATCAGCAAAGCACATATAGATATAACCTTTGCTTGTTTGCTCCACTTATGTGCTTTGCTCAAGTTGTCATCCCACGGCAAATCTTGCATTCTCCTCACCTCATTCATTTCTTTTTGTCATTCCGTCCATCTGGCCTTCTACTCTTCCAGGAAAAACTCAATTGGCACGCCGAAGTAATCGGCCAGGATTAATTTGTCAAACAATTCTTGCTCCACACGTCCGCAAACTGCTTAAATAATTCAAAACAGGCTTCAGCATCTGCATATGTAAGTATCAAATTTTTCACATTCTTACTTCGCCCAGTCTTCTGCGCATATAGTTCTCGGGCAGTTGAATCGCAGACTGTTGCCATTCCCCACAAATGATTTAGATATATTTTTTGTAACTTACTCCAATACTCCATATACAAAGAACGATACACATAATTGGGAGATACGCCGGAACATGGGCACTCGTCCAAATTGATTGCGATTTTCATTTATTTTTCCACCTTTTTTAGATTCTTTACTTTTCGACCTGTTACTCCTTTATAAGGTCTGTAACCTTAACACCTATTGCGCCCGAAACTTTTTTTAATGTATCCATGTTCGGGCTTACTTTTCCATCTTTCCATCTGCTAATACACCCAGCTCCAAGTCCTGCTAATACTTCAATTTCTTGGAATGTAATGTGCTTTTCTTTGCAAATTTCTTTCAGGTTATCATAAACCATTATCATCTCTCCTTTCTGTGCGCATTTTATGAATTTGCGATAAATAACAAATTTATATTGATTTTTTTTGCGATTTATAGTAAAATAAAGTCACCACAACAATAGATACAAACGCATTTTCTTTATATTTGCCATTTATCGCAACTCCTAATTTCATTATACGCGTTTTATGGCAAATGTCAAGCTTAATTTGCGCTTTTTCGCAACTTTTTTTTGAAAGGCGGCCATATGAACGTAAAAGAAAGAATTCAATTTCTATGTAAAAAGAACGGAATTACCAGCAAGTCATTAGAAGAACAACTTGGTTTTGGTAAAGGATACATCAGCAAAATAAACAAAACTGCCCCCAATTTATCAAAAATAAAACCAATTGCCGATTATTTTGGTGTTACTGTTGACTATTTAATGACAGGTGAAGAGAGGGAAATCTCGACAACTAAAGCTGAATTAACCGCAAAAGACGAACGTGAAATAGGGAGGGATTTAGACCGGATAATGAATGAAATAAGAAATGGAGAAGACGGACCATTGTTTTACAATGGTATCGAAATGGATGAAAAGTCTTTAATCCTTTTGGAAAATGCTATAGAGTATGCCTTAAGGGAATCAAAGAAGGAGAATAAAGTCAAGTATAACCCGTACAAGAACAAAAAGTAGGTGATTTTAGTTGGCAAATAACAATGATATAAAAAGAATTGTCGCTTATTATGCCCGCTTGTGCGGCACAAATGACCCTTGGAAAATAGCAAAAACGCTGGGCATACATATTGCCGTTCTTCCGATGGGAAACGTTTTGGGAAATTACCGATATCTGAAACGTATCCGATGGATTTTTATAAATGAAGATATCTTAGACGATGAGGCGCTACTAAGGGTCGTAATGGCTCATGAGCTGGGACATGCTTTATTACATTGTAAAGAAAACTGTTGCTTTATGGCTCATCACACGCTACTACTTACATCGCGCGTGGAGCGCCAAGCCAATGAGTTTGCGGCTTATCTCTTGATAGCTGATGATATGCTACAAGAATATGCTGGATATACCCGTGAGCAATTTTGTCAGTGTACTGGATATCCAGAGGAACTTATTGAGTTGCGTCTGAAATAGGTTAATTCGCTTCAGCGATTAAATAAAAATTATTTATAGGGGGGGAAATGCTATGGCATTAATTAAATGTCCCGAATGTGGGAAAGAAGTATCAGACAAAGCACATGCTTGTCCTAATTGCGGGTGTCCACTTGATAGCTATACACCCAATGAAGAGCCGAAACCAGAGACCGATTCCAATAATTCTTTTACACAGGCAGCATTCGACTATGCAAGGGAATCTGTCTCAAATGCTATTGACGCTTGGAATGACCGATTTCATGCTACAAAAAAAGTGGGACCTGTAAAAATCGACGAAGTACACCAGGCATTTCAGATAAACGGTACAGTTGCAAAAAATGGTAAAAAAAGTGGAGTAATTGGGAAGTCATTTAAAGGATTGATGGCTGTTGGTACTATAGGAATGTCTTTAGTGGCTGAAAAGGCTATTGGAGCGGGAGGAAATAAAATCGGTACAAACGCATGGCATCCTTTTGACGACTTATTATCATACGAACTAATTGAGGATGATAGCATTGTTACCTCTGGGGGAGTTGGTCAGGCTCTTATCGGTGGCGCAATCTTTGGTGGATTTGGTGCAGTAGCTGGTGGTATAACGGCTAAAAGAGTACAAAAAAAGAAAGTGGAATCTTTAATGATAAAAACTACATTGAATAGTTTTGACCACCCATGCATACTTATTCCGCTAATTACAAGACCGACAAAAACGAATAGTAAAGAGTATCAAAATGCGTTCAATGACGCACATAACATTTTATCCGTACTTGATGTTATAACACACAATAAATAACAACCAGCCCCTGCGCCAACAGTAGGGGCCTCCCCAAATAATATATCTACCCAGGCAGCCGAACAGGCGGCTCTCTATCCCGCTCCGAGTCTTGCGGAAAGGGGTGGTGCTTATGTACGTGACCTATAGTGACCTCTTTACCTTTATCATCATGATAACAGGTATTATCGCACTGATTGTTCAGATACATAAAAAATAGCCGTCCTGCTCCTGAGAAAAGTGGACGGCTATTTCTATAGCTTAAAACTGATTCGCCGGGACGGGTAGCGTGCACCTACCTGTCGGCTGTCTTGTTAAGTATATTATAGCAAAATATACCGAAATGTCAAATAATAAAACCGGCCCCTGCGCCAACAGGGGCCAACAGAATAATATATTTACCCGGGGAACCGAAGAGGGTGCATACACCAGCTGCTAATTCTTTACGGAAAGGAGCTGGTTGCGAATGGTTACATATGATGAATTATTCACTTTTGTAACAATGCTTTGTGCGGTCGTTACTCTTGTTGTTACTCTTACACAACACAAAAAGTAGCGCCCTCGTCCTGGTAAGATAAGGCGCTACTTTTAGCAAATTACTCTTCCGGCAGCTGGACTTCACCCAGCTTTCGGTTCTCTTGTTAAGTATATTATAGCAAAATATACGAAAATGTCAAATAGTAAAAACCGCCCCAGTGTTACCAGCACCAGGACGGCCATATCTCCGGAGAGATATACATATAGATTCGCACCTATATTGTATCATCTTCGGTGACAGGTGGCAAGAGACCATCTGTCTTTTTTGCACCTATTTTTACCACAAGGAGGATGATATCATGGCAAAAGCAAAATATACCAAGCAGAAAAACGGATACTTCCAGACACGCGTCTGGGACGGTGGTTACAATGATGACGGCACAAAACATTACATCATGCTGCGGTCGAAGAAGAGTAGTAAAGACCTCGAAAACAAGGTCAATCAGCTTGCCCAGGATGTGGAGATGCGCAAACACTTGCGTATATCAGACGTAACCTTTTTAGATTACGCCAAGGCGTGGTTGCAGGTGTACAAGGCCGGTAAAGAGAGCAACACTCAGGCAATGTACAAAAATATCATAGATAAACATTTTGTGATTTTAAAAGGCGTCAAGCTGCAAGACATAGGCAGAGTGCATTATCAGATGCTAATGACCAGCACCAGTGATAAAAAGCGCACTCAGCAGCAAATCCAGCTCACATTTAAGCAAGTGTTGCGCTCCGCTGTCTCTGATCGGCTCTTTGCCGCTAACGTCATGGAGGATATCTTTGCCAATATGGATGTAATCAAGTATAAGCCGACAGAAAAGCGGCCACTGACCAGTTATGAACAAAAAGCTCTGTTTGCGGCTGAGTTATCCACACAAGACCGGGCATTTGTGTATATCTTATATGGCTGCGGTCTCCGACGCGGAGAATCCCTGCCCCTCACCAAATTTGATGTAGACCTCAAGCGGCACACATTGACTGTAAACAAAGCTATAAAATTTGTAAATGACAAGCCTGCACCCAAAGGCCCAAAGACAGATAATGGATACAGGACCGTGCCTATACCGGCAGTAGTTTTCCCGGTCATTGAGGCTTATGTCAAATCACTAAAGCGCACCCAGCTCTTTGTCATGCGCAATGGTCAGCCGATCACAAAGAGCAGTTATGATAAGATGTGGGCACGTATCATCAAAGCCATGCAGGCGGTCTCTGAGGAGCCTATAACAGGTCTTACAGCCCATGTATTCAGGCACAATTACTGCACCAACCTCTGCTACCAGATACCAATGATCTCCATCAAAAAGATTGCCGAGATGTTGGGGGATACTGAGAGGATGGTCATGGAGGTGTATAACCATATTGTACTGGATAAGGAAGACGCTGCCGGAGCGGCAGACAAAGCCTTTGAGATGTGATACGAAAATGATACATTACCTCTTCCATGACACCAAAATGATACATTTAAATGCCATTTATGGACAGTCATAGGAAGGCAATTATAGACAACCAAAAATGGCTCAAACCCTTATAAATACTGGGTTTAAGCCATTTTTAAAGTAGTGAAGCATCGGGGATTCGAACCCCGGACAACTTGATTAAAAGTCA